AGGCCAACCACGTCTGGGACTGTGAAAGCAACGGCCTCGCCCTCGTGCAATATCTCGGCTGGGCCCATGCCGTCAGCACAAAAAATGAACCTGTCATAGCGCCCCAGCGGCGCGTCTATTCAAGAGGAGCCAACCGTGACTGAAACTATCAGCCGAGCCGAAATCGACCGCGCCAAACGAGAATTCATCCTCAAAAACACCCTACTCACCCCGGTCACCGTCGCCGAGCTGCTCAGCTGCTCCGTAAAAAAAATCTACCGCCTGGTCGAAACCGCCGACCTCGAAGAGATCAACGATACCCCAGGCCGCACCGGCATGCGCATCTCCGCCTGGTCCGTCGAGTGCTACCGGATACGCTGCGCAGAGAAGGCCGAGCAGTGGCGGGTAGGGTAGAGTTGATTTTTGATCACACATTGAAAAGAGAGAGGCAGTATGGATTCTAAACATTGTGGGAAAAGTTGCAAAACAAATGAATCTCGCGGAAGTAGATCCGCCGTTGGACGATTGATCTCCTGGTTACTCGATAATGAGAAGATGGCTAGGAAATTCGGGAAGGCTACCTTTACAGCGTGCCGCTACGAGGGTTTAGCTCTTTGGGATACAACCTACACTTGGAGGGGGGTGGATTATGTAGTTTACGCGGGAGAATGTGGGCCGGGGGAAATTGTCCCGGTGCCAATGGAGGCGAAAATCGTTTATAGAGGAAGAAGGGTTGACTTCCAGGGAGGTAGCGCCATGAATGCTAGCTATTATATGACAAACGAAGAACTGCAAAATTGCATTATTGAAACCAGCGCGATGTTGAAAGGATATATCCCTGGCGAAGATCCCTTCAAGTTGTTGGTTAAACATTTAGAAAAATTGATTACAATACAGGCCTGCCGGGCTGAAGCATTGACCATTGGGCCAGAGTGGAGCCAGCAATTATGAAAAAAGAAAATTGCAAAACAGCAACACCAGAAATCGAAATAGCGGATATTGTCCATCATGCGCCGACCGGTGAAGACTGGATCGTGGCGAAAGTCGACGCCCGGCATGTTTGGCCTGCCGGATGGCCACCTTGCCGGGCGGACAGGGAAGACTGCACCCTTGTCCGAAAAGGTGGGGAAAGCAGGCGATCCGAGTTGATCGCCAGATTAAAAGAATTGCCAGAAAGTGACGAGCGGAAATACCGGGAAGAATGATGGCCACCGCTGAAGCATGGATTTTCCTCCACCGCCTCGACACCACCCGCCTCTTCCTGGCCGAAAAGGTGCATTTCAACGCCAACATCCTGGCCGAAGAGTTCGACATTTCCCCCCGCACCGCCAAGCGCTACCTGAAACTCCTGCGAAACTATTACGGCATCCTGATGGAATACGATTCCTCCGACCGCACCTATTTTTTAATAGATCCAGGCAACGACCACACCCTCCGTCATCTGCTCAAAACAAAAGACAACAAATAACGACTTAAAAAGCCCCGCACCCCGCGGGGCTTTTTTCCAAAAACCACCAGATCTTGTGTCATCGGCGGACAAAGCCCACTCCCCCTAGTGATTTATCCCACCTAGAATACCCGGGAACTTAGAGATTCGACCTTTTCTCTAACCCCGGAGGCCTCGTGGCCGGAATCACCCTCGAACAAGCCGAAGCCAAACTAGCCCTGTGGATGGCCGCCGACGATGCCGTCAGTGCCAACCAGACTTATACCCTCGACTTCGGGGGCAGTCGTCGCACCGTTACCCGCGCCGACGCCGCCGAAATCTCCCGCAATATCGAAAAATGGGACAACTGGTGCCGTAAACTCTCCCCCGGCGCCAACGGCCGCACCGGCATCCAGGCCATGGGGGTTATCACCCCATGAAGCTGCCCGAAGTAAAACAGAACCTCCTCGACCGCGCCATCGGCTATTTCTCCCCGGCGGTTGCCGCCCAGCGATATCAAGCCCGCATGATGATGGCCATCGCCGGGGGCTACACCGGCGCCCGCCGCGACCGCCGCCAGACCCTGGGCTGGGCCACTAAAGACGGCGACGCCGACGAAGCGATCCTTACCGACCTGCCCGACCTGCGCGCCCGCTCCCGCGACCTGGAGCGCAACGCGCCCCTGGCCGCCGGCGCCATCAATACCAAAGTCACCAGCATCGTCGGCACCGGGCTCAAACCCCGCGCCTCTATCTGCCGCGATATCCTCAAAGGTTTCACCGAAGAACAGCTCGACGCATGGGAACGCCGTGCCGAGCTGGAATTCAAACTGGCCACCTACAGCGATGATTTCGATATCGAGCGCGGCCATAGCTTTTTAGCCTCGCAAGATCTGGTGCTGCGCTCCACCCTGTCCGCCGGAGATATCTTCGTCAACCTGCCCCGCAAGGCGCGCCCCGGCAATCCCTACACCCTGCGCGTCAATTTCATCGAGGCCGACCGGGTCTGTAATCCCCAGGGGCAGAGCGACACCGCCACCCTGGTGGCCGGCGTCGAAAAAGACGCCGACGGCGCGCCGATCCGCTACCACGTCGCCAAATTCCACCCCGGCAACCTGCGCAGCCTCAAGGCCCGCGAATGGACCCCGCTTGACGCTTACGATAAAGCCGGCCGCCGCCAGGTGCTGCACATTTATCGCAAACTGCGCCCCGGCCAGACACGTGGGGTGCCCGACCTGGCCGCCGTCATCGAACTGCTCAAGCAATACAGCAAATACACCGATCACGAGATTCAGGCCGCCGTGGTCCGGTCGCTCTTCACTGTTTTTGTCCGCAACGCCACGGGCAATCCTCATATCAGCATGCCAGGCGTCGGCGGAACCAACCAATCCCCCTCGCAGATCGACACCAAAGGCATGGAGCTGGGCGCCGGGGCCGTCATCGGCCTGCTGCCCAACGAAGATGTTACCGTGGCCGACCCCAAGGGGGCCAACAACGCCGCCGAGGCTTTTTTGCGCGCCATGGCCGAGCAGGTCGGCGCCGCTATCGAGATCCCCGTGGAGCTGTTGCTGAAACACTTTACCGCCAGCTATTCGGCGAGCCGGGCCGCACTTCTTGAAGCATGGCGCTTCTTTATGCGCTCGCGCACCTGGCTGGTCGATCAATACTGCCAACCGATATGGGATCTCGTCATCACCGAAGCCATCGCCCGCGGCCGTCTTTCCGCACCCGGCTTTTTTACCGATCCGCTGATTCGCATGGCTTATCTCGGCTGCGAATGGACCGGCGACTCCATGGGCCAGCTCAACCCCCTCGCCGAAGTCAACGCCGCTCAACTCAAAGTCGAGGCCGGGTTCTCCACCGCCGCCCGCGAAACCGCCGCCCTTAACGGCGGAGACTGGGAGCGGGACGAGCAGCAGCGCGCCAAGGAACGCAAGATCAAAGCCGGGGTGCCATCGGATGTTCCCGGCGGGGAGACATCCCCGGCCGTTTCCACCGTCGCCGATTTCGAGACCGCCAAACAGAAAGCGGACGCTTATGGCGTGGCGGTGCGGGCCGGGGCTTTAACACCCCAGTTCGAGGACGAAGAGAGCTTCCGTAAAGAATTCGGCATGCCTCCAGCGACCGCGCCTGTCAAAGATGCTTGGGAGAAAGACGGCAAGGTCCGTCGGCCCATCACTATCAGGGCTGGGGACGCGTTTGAAGCCGAACAGGATCAAGTCAGGGCCGAAGCGACAAAAGATCCCGATGCGGCCAAGGAGGAAAAACCATGAAACTGATCGATATCGTCAATGGCCCCTGGGCCATCACCCCCGAAATGCTCGGCGAGATCCAGTCGATCTACCGCGCCCACGTCCGAGGCCCAAAAATCGATCTTGCCGACGTTGAAGCCCGCATCGGCCGGCCCCTCAAAAATGAGCCCAAGGGCTATCAGATAATCGACGGCGTCGCGATCGTCGAGGCTTCCGGGCCGGTCAGCAAGCGGATGAACCTCTTCTCGCAGATCTCCGGCGGGGTTTCTACCGAGCTGCTCAAGCGCGATATCGCCCAGGCCTTGGCCGACCCCGCCGTCAAGGGGCTCATCCTGGCCATCGACAGCCCGGGCGGCACCGTCGACGGTACCGCCGAGTTGTCCGAATTTATCCGCGAGGCCCGCGGGTCAAAGCCCATCTATGCCTGGACCGACGGCATGATGGCCAGTGCCGCCTACTGGATCGGCTCCGCAGCGGACAAGATCTACATCAGCAGCGGAACCACCATGGTCGGTTCCATCGGGGTGGTCGCCAGTCATCTCGATGTCAG